GCAAATGCACACTTAAGGAAATCAAGCCCCGCTTTAGACATTGCCAGGCCTTTCGGCTGGCGCTTGCGGCGAGCGGCGTTTCCTTTTGGCCTTTTGACGGGCTGGGGGGGCTGGGGGTTGTTGTTGCGACGGGCATTCGTCTTTCTGCGGGGCATTGTTTCGGCTAGGAGGAGATTTTGTTCGCGTTGGTGTTGGAGATGGAGGGGTTCGCGTTGGTATAGGATGCACTTCAGCAGTGACCACTACGGTTTCGCCCGAAGATCTCTTCGAGGGTTTTGATGGCTTTCTCGACTTCTTCTTTGTTGACCGGGGCGGAATACGCTTCATGTTGGTGGAAATGCTTGTGTCGGGCGGTGGCACCCTGGACGGCTTGTCGGAGATGTCCACTAAACCTGAGGAGCCAGGCGTCGCGGGCGGCACACATGTCGCGGTAGTTATCACTTGAGAGGGGCATTTTAAATCAAATGGTGGAAGATCAGGCTGTAATATTTCACCCGCTACCACGCTAGCGATCTTGGGTTTGAAAAAGTGGTTATTATCCCATTTTACATTCCCAATCTCATCAAGGGTCATGGCAGAATCCAGTCCTGATTCGATAGCGTTGATCTCATCTACGCTCAAATCCAACAACTTGCACATCGCCGATAGCAGGCCGTCAGCATCATCCTGTGGATACGGTCCACGCGAGACTCGATAGTCTTCAACCCCACCCGTGTATTGGAGTTTGGGATGGGTGGCTTTGAGGATACGCAGAACAGCACGACAATACGCCCCAATGATGGGGGTCTTTGCGTCTGTAACCATGTACCCAGTAGCCCGGTTGAAGGCTGCTTGTTCGATCGAGGTGCCTCGGGGGGCCATGCTCAGATGGAGTTTCGGCAGAGTCCGCAACGGGTCTTGCATAGTTGTGTCATTGGTCGGGTTGACATACACGCGCCCCAAGAAGGTCACAAGGTCACCATCCAGAGGATGCACGACCTCAGATTTAAGTTTATGACCTAACTTTGCGGCCACTTCCTCCAGAACTTTCGCGTATCCGGGAAAATTGACTCTAATCCTGTCATCAGATGCACCTAACACCCAGTTGTTTAGATTCTTCCACGCCATTTTGGGCGTCTGTCCTAGTTGACGTAGTGCAATATAATCATGCCGCAGGGTCACGAGATTATTATCGTTGGTTGTTCCTGGAGAGCCACTCAGCTGAGAGGTTCCCGGGTTATACACCACGCCGTTTGCCGTAGTCCCTTTTCTAGGCCTATCCTTCCGCAATATTTCCATAAGCTGCACCTTGTAGTCCGGATGGACCCAGCGCATGTAAGCTTTCTCTTTGAACCGTTTGTCGTCGTCTGATACGTTACCATCTAGCCGATGGTAATCAGAGAGAATCAATCCATACGGATGAGACATCAAATGTTGTACACGCGCAACAATTTCCGAGGGTGTCATAGACGAACCGAACCACGGATAATTCTTCAACACCG